TGACGGTAAAGACCCCATCAGCGCCTTCTTAAAATCTGAAGGTGTGCCTTGGGAAAAGGATGTAATGAATGAGGACAACTATGTATTTAGTTTCCCCATGAAAGCACCTGAAGGAGCCGTGAGCGTAGATGAATTAAATGTGCAGTCACAGCTAGACTTGTGGGAAACATACCAGAACCATTGGTGTGAGCATAAGCCTAGTGTAACCATCTACTACTCAGATGATGAGTTCCTCGCTGCTGGTCAGTGGCTCTGGGATCGTTTAGACTCTTGCTCTGGCATCAGCTTCCTACCACGTACTGATCACGTCTATCAACAAGCACCTTACGAGGCTATTACGGCAGAGCAGTACAAAGCACTCTCCCTCGATATGCCCTCTGAAATTAACTGGGATAGGTTAGGCGAGTATGAAAAAGAAGACACGACCACAGGGACTCAAGAGCTGGCTTGCTCGGCGGGTTCATGTGAAATTTAAAGACGCTGTAACGGTATTGGAGGTGGTCACCTGCCTCCATATCATCGTTAACGTCTGGGTACATTTTCCAAAGATTCCCCTATAGAGAGTACAAATGAAACATATTATAGTATCACCACTGCTCATTGAGCATTTAGAAAGGTTATTCCCAGACGTACTACCGTCTCCCAAGGGTTTAACAACAAACGAATTAGCCTTGGAGGTGAACTTCCTTCAAGGACAACAAACCGTCATCGCCAAGCTAAAACAAATGCTGGAGGATGACCAACCAGATGAGATTTAATTATGTGTATGTCAGCCCCTAAACCACCACCACCTAAGCCTACTATTGCACCCCCACCACCACCTGAAGCCGCTCCTTCTGAACTAGGCAATGCTGTAGACTCAAATGCTACAAGTCTAAAGAAGAAGAAGAAAGGCGCTAAAGGTCAACTTGGGCGTGGGTCTTCTGGCGCACAGGTAAAAGGTTCCGCAGGAACTGGACTTAAGATTGGTGCTTCCTAATGTGTACTCCCGCAGCCGGTTTATTCGGAGACAGTAAAGTTAGAACAAAGATGGCTAAGAAAGGCTTTTTAGGTGTTGTCGGAGAAAGACTCGAAGATAAAAACACTGAGTTTAAAAACGCTAACCAACCTAAACCCAGCCCTACAGCCATGTCTGGCGACAAATTAAAGATTAAATATTAAAGGAAAACACCATGCACGATCAATCTATAGCCAAGGCTTATGAAGCTATGACGGCAGATCGTGATGCCTTCCTAAGTCGAGCAAGAGCTTGTGCTGAGTTAACTATACCAACCCTAATGCCCCCTGAAGGACATACCGGGTCTACTCAGTTCAACACCCCCTTCCAATCAGTAGGCGCTAGAGGCGTTAACAACCTTGCCTCTAAGTTACTGGTTACACTCCTTCCTCCTAACACTCCCTTCTTCCGCCTCACAATTGATGATTTCGATTTGGTGGAACTAGGGGGTGATGCTAGAGGTAAGGCAGAAGAGGCGTTAGCTCGAATAGAGAGAAGCGCAACACAGATCGTTGAATCAAAAGCTATTAGAGTTCCTACGTTTGAAGCACTAAAGCAGCTTATTAACAGCGGCAACGCTCTTATATATATGCCACCGAAAGAGGGCATGAAAGTCTTTAGACTTGATCGGTATGTCGTCCAACGAGATACTATGGGTAATATGCTCAAGATAATTGTTAAAGAAACAATTGCCTACGACGCATTGCCTAATGAAATCAAGGAAGCTCTCCTAGAGAACCCTGAGTATCAAGCTGACACTAATAAGAAAGAATGTGACCTATACACTTGTGTGAGACGTGTAGGTAACAAGTTTGAAGTACACCAAGAAGTCCACGGTATTGTTATCCCGGCTTCTAAAGGTTCGTATAAGCAAGAAAACCTACCTTGGTTAGCCCTACGCTTTATTGCTGTAGATGGTGAAGATTATGGTAGAGGCTTTGTTGAGGAATATGCAGGTGACCTTAAGTCACTTGAGTCTTTGACAAGAGCTATTGTCGAGGGCAGTGCCGCAAGTGCGAAGCTTCTCTTCATGGTACGACCTAATGGTACAACGAAGATGCGTAACATTGCAGACTCGCCGAACGGTGGCATCATCTCTGGTGACGCTAACGACGTGACGACGCTGCAAGCTAATAAGTTTAACGACTTTAGAGTTGCACAAGAAACAATGAACACCATCACCGAACGTATGTCTTATGCCTTTCTGCTCAACAGCTCCGTCCAACGGAACGCTGAACGAGTTACAGCAGAAGAAGTACGCTTCATGGCGCAAGAGTTAGAAACTGCTCTTGGCGGAATTTATTCCGTCCTATCCCAAGAGTTCCAGCTTCCACTCGTCAACCTCCTTCTCGGTAAAATGCAGAAGGAAGGTAAAATGCCAAAATTCCCTAAAGATACTTTAAAACCTCAAATCGTCACTGGCTTAGAAGCACTAGGTCGTGGACAAGATCTCAACAAGCTGTCCTCATTCTTACAAATGTTACAGCCGTTAGGACAGGAAGTCATTGCCAGTGAACTTAACATTGGTGATTACCTCGACCGCCTCGGCGCGTCACTGGGTATTGACACTCAAGGCCTTGTTAAGTCTGACGAACAGAAGCAACAAGAGATGCAACAGCAGCAAGAGATGATGCAGCAACAACAGATGATGCAGATGGCTCAAGCCGCAGCCCCTAACGCTATGAAAGCCGTAGGCGACATGGGACAAGAGGGTGCAGCTCAGTTAGCTGAGGAGGAATAAGATGGATTTTATTGACGATATTGGTGGCATGGCTGCTAATGCGCGTGATGCTATACAAGCTTATATAGCGAGCAAGGAAGCTCCAGAGGTACAGGCCGCCGATAGGCATCCAACAAGAACTCTTTACGGTAAGGACGCAATCAACAGAGTTATTCAAGACGAAGGCGACGTGAACGACGTGCAGAAGTATGTTATCGTACACGAGGGTTTTGTTGACGGCGCTTATCAAGACACTAAAGATATTACCACAAGCGGCGTAGGCCAGACAGGTAAGTATAGGGACATGACCTTTAAGCAGACATATGATATTCATTATCAGGATGCGAAGAGGATGATTCCTAACCTTGATAAGATGAGCAAGGAACGTCAAAAAGCTATTATGTCGTTAGCCTATAGAGGTGATCTTGTCAAAAGCCCGACCTTTAGAGGGTTAGTTAACGAGGGTAAGTTTGAGGAGGCATCAGTAGAGCTGTTAAACCATGAAGAATACAAGGGGTATAAAAAGAATGACCCTGATAATGGTATAATTCATAGGCTTGAGGAAGCATCAAAGTTTATTAAAGGTAAAACATGAAAACTAAAAGAGTATTAATCAACGGTGTTATACGCTCAGTACCCGACGTGCCTGTAGTCGTAGAAGCACCTAAGACTCCTAAAGCTGTTGTCAAAAAGAAAGCAGCTAAAAAGAAATAAAAACTAAAGAGATTATTTATGGACATGAATACATATGAAGAGCAAGGCGAATCACAAGAGCACGTAGATGCTATGATCGCTAAAGGCGAACAGATAGAAAAGAACAACAACCCGGATCGACCTGAGTGGTTGCCGGAGAAATTCAAAGACCCACAGGATATGGCAGAAGCATATGCACAGCTTGAGAAAAAGATGGGTCAAGGCGAGCCTGCGGAACCAGCAACTGAAGCTGAGGCAGCAGCAGAGCCAGAGGCGACAGATACAGGCGATCAGCCTGAAGCCTCCGAAGTCCGTCAAGCGGTAGAAGCGCAAGGCGTAGACTTCGATTCACTACAAAACGAATACAACGAACATGGAGAACTAGGAGAAGCTGCTTTACAAAAGTTAGCTGATGCTGGTTTCTCTAATGATTTGGTAAAGAGTTGGATTCAAGGCCAAGAGGCTTTGAACACTTCTTATCAAACGTCTGTCTACGAAACCGTGGGCGGCGAAGAGTCTTATAAGGAAATGTTATCATGGGCAGGAGACAACCTCAGCCAAGCTGAAATCTCAGCCTATGATCGCGCCGTAGACTCTGGAGACATTGAGATGGTCAAGATGGCAGTAGCCGGACTTCAAGCTAAGTATCAAACTGTAGAAGGTGCAGACCCTACCCTCGTGGCGGGACAATCTACGTCTTCATCAGGCGGTACTTATAGTTCGTGGGCAGAAGTGACCACAGCTATGAAGGATCCTAGATACGAAACTGATCCAGCATACCGTCAACAAGTTGCGAACAAACTTGATCGCAGCAACGTCCAATAGTCTCTTTGGCCTCCTTCGGGAGGCTTTTTTATTCTATAAGTACAACAACACAAGATTACAATTACCTTTGACCCCTGCGGGGATAATCTCAGAGAACGGAGTTACGTGTTAAGTGACTGAAAGAATGCAAACATTAAACATTCATTTAAACATTTAACAAAAGGTAAATTATTATGTCATGGAATAGCATTACAGACCCAACAGCGGCAGCGTCTCGTCCGGGTTTAAACAACGACGCTGGCTCAAAGCGAGCTAAATTCTTGAAGCAATTTTCCGGGGAAGTTCTGACGAGCTTCGAGGAAAAGAACGTAGCTATGCCTCTTCACCGAGTGCGTACTATTTCTAACGGTAAATCAGCACAGTTCCCTTCAATCGGAACTACCACTGCTGCTTACCACACACCGGGTGAAGTGATCCTTGGTGGTAAGGTTGACTCTAGCGAGATCACCGTAACCGTTGATGATCTGCTCGTAAGTTCGGCTTTCGTGCCTAACATCGACGAAGCAATGAACCACTACGATGTGCGCTCTACTTATAGTAAAGAGATGGGTAACGCTCTAGCAAACGCTGCTGACCGTAACATCTTCTCCACTATCTATAAAGCTGCCGTTGGTACTGGTAACGGCGACATAGAAGGTCAGTGGATCAACAGTGACTTCACTGGTCTGTCTACTGGTTCTGTTTCTGGTAACAAAGGTAAGATTGACATCAACGATGTTTCTTCTGAAGGTACTACTTCTCCAGTCACTACTGCTCAGAATGTTGTAGACGGTATCATCAACAGCTTGATGATGTTTGACAAGCACGATGTAACTGGTGAGAAGTATTGTGTTCTGAAGCCAGAAACTTACTACCTACTTCTAGGTGCTGACTCTACAGCTATCAACCGTGACCAAGGCGGTAACGGTAGTGTAGCTACTGGTCAGGTTCCTACAGTTGGCGGCGTGAAGATCTATATGTCTAACCACCTGCCACTCGCTGCTCAGTCTACTCCTAATCCTTCAGGAACTAACGAGTCGAACCGAGCTGGTGCATACGACATTAACGATCCACAACTACAAGGTATGGTATTCACTAAGGATGCTGCTGCTACTGTTAAGTTGCTTGATCTGGGTGTCGAGTCTGAATATCAGATCGAACGTCAGGGTACTTTGATGGTTGCTAAGTATGCTATGGGTCACAACGTACTACGTAACAAATCAGCTATCGCTCTTATGGCGTAAGCTATCCAAAACTAGGGGCATCCTTCGGGGTGTCCCTTTTTTTCATTTTTCATTGAGGTATATATGACAACTCCAACTACAACATTGGGTGCAGTTAACTCCATGCTCTCAACCATTGGCGAAGCTCCAGTGAACAACTTGAACTCCGGTCTAACGGACGCTGAGACTGCTGAAACCATTCTCAATGAAGTTTCAAGAAGTGTACAAGCTCAAGGGTGGAACTTTAACTCTGAGCCATGTTTAACCGTTGCTGCTGACACTGATGGCAACGTGGTATTACCACAAGAAGTTATTCGAGCTGACCTAAGTAACAATAAGTACAGAAGCTCAACAAACGAGTACATCCAACGTGGTAACAAGATCTACGATAAAAGACAACACACATTCAACATCGGTAAGGCGCTTACCCTCGACGTAGTTGTACTCCTTGAGTATGAACAAATGCCGGAGGTCGCACGACGTTATGTGTCCGTACAAGCTGCTCGTGTTTTCCAAGAGAGAGTTGTTGGTAGTGACCGACTGTCCTCTTACACCAGAGCTGACGAACAAGCCGCTCTATTCGCTCTACAGGAGCATGAAGGAGATAACGGCGACTATAACATATTCGACGATTACAGCACCGCAAGTGTGCTTGATCGCAACATAGGCACAAAGGTGATTAGCAATGGCTCTAGTTTCTAAAAGCATACCCAATCTCATCAATGGGATTTCGCAACAACCCCCAGCTCTCCGTTTGGAAACGCAAGGGGAAGTACAAGAGAATGGCCTGTCTGATGTGGTTGATGGCTTAAAGAAACGACCGCCCACTCAGTTCCTCAAGAAGCTAGTTAAGACTACTTCAGCGTGGAATCCTAGCACAGCCTCTAGCACAACTTTAGGTAACCTAACTCCTTACAATACAACAGAAGTAACACAGTCGGAATTAGATTCGTGTTTCATACACTCGTACAAGCGCAGTGAAGATGAGCAGTATACAGTTTTAATTATTCCGGGATCAACCCCAAAAGTTCTTGTTTATGATATTGGGGGCAATCTTCGCTATGAGTCAGGTAAAACAAGCTGGCTTGCGAACGGCTCTAACATTAGCTATCAAGATTCCAATGGTGTTACACAATATAGAAATACAGATAGCGCCAGCTACTTAGGACAAGCCGACAAAGATGATATGACGGCAACGTCCGTGGCTGATGCTACGTTCTTAGTTAATAAAAAGACTACAGTTAGTATGTCGGATGAGTTAAAACCTCCGGCTAATGCTCCATCTGCTCTTGTTTACCTAAAGTCAGTAAACTACGGTAGGGATTACGATCTAAAATTAACAACTAAAAGATTAAACGAAACCACTACCTTAAGTGCTACCGCATCAACTTCAAATGCAGTTACAGCGGCGGCTGGAAGTTCAACTAACAACGACGCTCTTAAAGTATCCACAACTCTTAACGCACTGCGTGGAGATCTTGCAAGTAATTCTACAGTGGACTTAACAGGCACAGACCAATTTGAACCGACAGCGTTTTCTAATGGCACTCCCATACCTTTAACTACTCTTCAATTAAACGCAAATATGCGGGTAGCTACCACCGACCCAGAGCTTCTCGTGCTTGTGCAAGGTAATGATAATATAGTTTATAACGCACAAGGTCTAAACGGCTGGAAATTTGCATCTGATTACGCCACCACTGGCAACATCGTTCTCCCTCAATCATCTTACAGATTAGTGCGGTTTCCCACTGGCGGTCAACAAACGGTGAGATATGAAAGAGCTGCAATAGATATTGTAAGATTAAACAGCGTCACAGACCGTGATATTACTATTGCACCTTTAAGCTACACCACTGAACCTTATTTTGTAATCAACGCGATTAAAGATGGCACGATGGATGATTTCAACCTGACTGCTACGGATGATGATGGTGGTAGTAACCTTCGAGCTTTTAAAGACAACGCTAAATCATTTACCGATCTCCCTAACCAATGTGTT